CAAACCATCTGGAACAGTATCACAGTTGGTTGACTCTGCATCAGGCATTCACGCTCGCCATGCACCATACTACATTCGTACGGTTCGTGCTGACAAGAAAGATCCTTTGGCCAAGATGATGGTCGACGCGGGCTTTCCCGTTGAAGATGATGTGATGAAGCCAGATCATACATATGTCTTTGCATTCCCCATGAAGACGCCGGAGAATGCAGTATTTCGCAAGGACATGACTGCGATTGAGCAACTTGAATTGTGGCTGGAATATCAGAGACATTTTTGTGAACATAAGCCATCAGTTACCATTTCTGTCAAGGAAGATGAATGGATGGAAGTTGGTGCGTGGGTATATGAACATTTTGACGAAATGTCTGGTGTTTCATTCTTGCCATTCTCTGATCATGTTTACAAGCAGGCACCTTATCAAGATTGTACAAAAGAAGAATATGAAGCCATGCTTCTAAAGATGCCTAAGAATGTTGATTGGACTAAGCTGTCAGAATATGAAAAGCGGGACACAACAACAGGTACTCAGGAGTTGAGCTGCACTGCAGGGGGCTGCGAGGTCATATGACAGAGAGGACTCTAATGTGTGTATCGTGTGATACAGAATACACGATAGAATATGATGAAGATGCCGTATCAGGTAAGGATTGCTACTGTCCTTTCTGCGGTCATCTTTATGATTTTGACGATGATGAAGATGAAGTTGACGAGTCCTGGAGTGACGAAGAAGAATAAATAGTACATAAACTCATTCTAGAGAGAGAAATCATGGACGACAATACATCAATTCAATTCAGACTTCGTTTGGCTCAGATCAATGGAATCAAAGAAGAGCAGATTGATGAAGTAAAAAGATCTTCTGGGCTTACTCCGAATGCTCCAGCAACAGAAGATCAAAGAGCGCCAACGATGAAGACGTATCACTCTGCAATGGCAAAATATTCGCATCTACCGCCTCGTTCAGCACATATAAAAGCACTAAATGATACTATTGACAAACATGGTTCAGAAAATGCAAATGAGCATGTAACAAGACACTTTTATTCACACATGCAAAAACATTTGAGCGACGATTGATCTGATTCCATACTATATAATGGTATGGATTATGAAAACCCCTGGATCTATCTAGATTCACCTTTTACTTCTGATATGATAATTGCCCACGTTGGCTTTGTGTACAAGATAACAAACACCAACGATGGGCGTTTTTATATTGGCAAAAAGCTATTCACTCGCGCTGGCTATAAAACAATCAAGAAGAAGAAGAAAAAGATTCGCGTGGAATCTGATTGGAAGAACTATTACTCTTCATCAGAAGAACTAAACGAAGATGTGCAGAAGCTAGGCAAGAACATGTTTTGCCGAGAGATACTTAGACTGTGCAAGTCAAAAAGCGAATGCACATATTATGAAGCCAAGTATCAATTTGAGTTATCCGTGTTGCTTGAAAATACATACAACAAATGGATACAGTGCAGGATCAGAAGAAATACACAATTGAGAAATTTAAATTGTGGGATTAAATCATGAATAAAGACATACATGGTTATTATGTAGTAAACAATCAAAAATTTCACTCTAAAATTGAGGCACTAATTTGTGCATCTGAACTACTCAATAAAATAAATCAAAAAATTAGTAACTCTAGTTTCAAAATAGATGATACTAAAATGTTAATAAAATGGAATTTTAACGATGAAATTTTTGGAGCGTATAATTGGAAAATTGAACCAGAAGAAGATCTAGATACTCTATATCATAGAAGAGCATTACAACTTAGGCAAAAATACGATCATATTATTATTTACTATAGTGGTGGTTCTGATAGTCACAATATGATAATGTCTTTTCTAAATCAAAATCTATTCATAGATGAAATCATTGTTCATCACGTAAATTCAGGAATAAAAATTCTTGAAAATTTGGGCATGAACGATGTTGACGCAAGAATACAACCCTTGACCGAGACAAAACTACAATTATTTCCTAGGTTAAGAGAAATATCAAGTTTATCTCCAAAAACAAAGATAAAGATATTTGACACGACTAATCACACGATTGAAAACTTTTCAAAAAAACATGACGAAAGTTGGATATTAGGTGTCCAAGAAGAATTAAATCCCATAGATTCGGCAAAATACAATTTCATTCAATTTGATGACTATAAAAAAAATGTTGAAAAAAATACAAAAATTGGAATTTTAGTTGGCTTGGACAAGCCTAAATAAGAATTAATAATGAAAAAGTATATCTATGTTTTGTCGACAGAGTCTACAATCAAAATTTATTTTATTCTGAAATGGAAAAATATTCAAATTGCCAAATTGAATTTTTTTATTCTAGTCCTGATGCTTGTGAATTAATATGCAAACAATCACATGAGTTAAAAAAATGGGTTTTATCATCTAAAAATAATATTAAAATGTTAACGGATTACCATCATATTGTTAACTCAACTACTTGTTTAAAAGTCAAAGAAAAAATACAAACTTTAAATAGACTTTCTAGATTGTTTTTTGAAGAGAATTCTAGAGCTATCTTATATCCAACAACATGGAAAAAAGATTGGTTTCAAGCAAAAAAATCAACTTTAAATTGGAATTCAGAAGCCGATTTTTGGTTTCATAGTCGTTTTGATTCAAATTCTTTGCAGGGATCTTGTTGGAGAAATTCTATTCGATATGTAAGAGAAAAGATTGATGAACAATTTTTGGTAAAGTTTGATGATACAACAGGATATGATGGTTTTTGTGAATATTCAAAGTATTATGAAATAGGAAATATTTAATGACTGACAAAGACAATCCATACTATTACTACTATAGTAAAAACAACACGACATATTTAAGTAAATTTGATGTTGTTAAGTCTGAACCTGATGTATTTTCAAAAACAAGAGTATTTTTTCATATCCCTAATATTGAAAAATCCTTTAATGAAATGAATTTATACGAAGAGCCGATTGAAGATCTACAAAAACTTTACTTGGATAGAGCAGTTAAAATAAGAAATAATTACGATTACGTTGTGCTATTTTATAGTGGCGGTGCTGATAGTCATTGCATACTAGAAACTTTCATGTTAAATAATATTTTTTTAGATGAAATCGTAATATTTGATATGTTTGATACTACAACAAAAAAGCAAATAGAAATTGAAGACAGTGAAAAATTTTTATATTTGAATGCTGAAGGTCGAGGTCATGAAATTGAAAAATCAGCAATACCTTTGGCAAAGTATTTTGTTGAGAATTTTTCACCACGAACTAAAATAACTTATTTTCCTAAAATTCAAGAAGAGCATCTTCGTTTTTGGAACAATTTTAGTAAAAATAGTTTTCATCAAAATCTAGATTCAAATGTTACAGAGTTGATTTTAAATAGACCTGTTTTTCGTATTAGAGACACAAATGTCTTTAATCTAGATTGGAAAAAACTAAAACAAAATAAAAAAGTTGTTCATCTCTGGGGAAGAGAAAAACCAGCAATTCGTTATGATGATCAGGGGTTTTACTTTTTCTTCAACGATGCTTTATTTCACTCTACATTTGATAACAAATATGATCTAACAACAGACGGTCTACCAACATATCATGAATATTTTCATATACATCCAAGTTCCGCAAAATTGTTTTTAAAACAAGCACACATGTTGGTTAATAAATTACCAAAAAGTTTTTTTTATAAAGATAAAAAAATGATATTAGATACAAGATATTATCAAGATAAAGTTTCTGATATCATTTACAATTTTAAAGTAAAATTACCATATCAAGGATTAAAACCTGCAGATCTATTTTTGGGCTATAAAAATAATCCAAACAATTATCCAAATTTTAAAAAAATTGTTGAACACGCAGGAATAAGTGCAACACAAGCATGGCCAAGCATTATGAAATTTTTCATTGACAATAAGAACTTGACCGCAATTGAAAATCATGATAACTTTAAAAAGTTTATCTATGATAATTTTTTCATACAAACAAAAAACAAGAGTTTTAATGTTTTTAATGATTTAACAACGTTGTGCATAACTAACAAATTTCATTTTAAAAAATGCTAGAAATTATATTTTCCCTATTATTGGGTATTTTTGTCGGAATACTTGTTGGATTAGCGCCTGGTGTTGGAATAACAACTTCAGTCGTTTTCATGTATGGTTTTCTCATAGATCAGAGTTTATTGTTCAATATAATTTTTTATTCTACTCTTTTGAGCACAACACAATATTTTGGTAGTATCCCCACTTTGATATTAGGTGTTCCGGGAGAAACAACTGGACTACCATTGATGAAATTGAGAGAACAAATAATAAACGAAAACAAGTTGGAAGATGTATTATTTGGAACATCAATAGGAAGTTTTTTTGCCGCCATCTTTTCTTGTATTCTATGTTGGTATATAATTGTAAATTTTTCAAATGTACTATTCTATCTAAAAACTTATATGGTTTTGATATTTTCAGCTATAGGTTTTATACTATCAATTGTTTTTAGTGACAACAAATTATACCAGTCTTTTTTATTTTTTGTATTTGGCTGGTTGTGTTCAAAAATAGGGTTCAATATACAAACAAGAGAAGAGTTTTTAACTTTCAATAACATTTATCTATTTGGCGGATTGCCAACAATATCAGTCATCTTTGGCATCTATGGAATTCCAAAAATAATAGATTTTTTTAGTATCAATAAGATTGTTTTTAAGTATGATAATAATGTAAATTCTAGAAAAAAAATAATATGGGAAAATAAATTTGTAATTTTTAGATCTTCAATTATTGGATTTTTTTCCGGATTGATACCTTTTTGCGGAAATTACATGAGTAGTTTCATAGCATTTTTTGTACAAAAAAAAATCGACTCTAAAAATTTTGTGGCTCAGGCAATAAGTTCCGAAACAGCAAACAATTCAGGATACATAGCCGTTCTTTTTCCGTTGTTGGCAGTAGGAGTTGCGATGACACCAACTGAATATATTTTTTTGGATATTCTTGAGCAAGGAAACATATCAATAAGCAAAAACAATGTAAACGAAATATTGTTTACTATTTTTATAACTTTAATGGTTGCAAATATAATCTGTATGTTTTTTTCTTGGAAAACAATCAAATTTATCATGTCTTTCTATCAAAAAATTCATCTACTTGTTCCACTATTTTTTATTGTTTTTGGTATTTTTACCATATATAATGCTGGTGTAAAATACTCACAAGAGATCTATTATTTGATAACTTTTTGTGTTTTTTCATTAATTGGTTTCGTGTTTAGAAGAAAAGACATGATACCATTTATTTTTGCATTCTTGTTACAAAACAACATAGAGAATGCATTGATATATACTAAAGCATTGTACTTTTAAATGAGGATTATTATGCATAGATTAATTTTTACCACAATTTGCTTGTTATTGACATCACTAAACGCATTTGCACAAGAAATACTTCTTGTAAACACTGGATCTCTTACAGGAAATGTGATGTTTTATGCCAAAGAGACATCAAAAGTTCTAGAACAAAACAACATGAAGCATTTGATAAAGACAACAGGAGACAACTGTGCTTTGGGAAAAATGCTTTGGGATAAGTCTAATCAGCCAATTTTGTTTTTTACAGGAAACAATTCCGGAAATTTGGATAAAAACATAGAAAACTGTTTCATTAATCCAACCAACGAAAATCTTTTCTATTGGATACTATCGTCTCCGTTTTATTTTTGTTCAAGCGGACCTGACGGTAAGACACTCCAAGACTTTGTAACGCCCGGCACATCACATAAAGTAGCAACTGACATAATGCCAGAAATAGATAATATCTTTCAAGAAATAGACAAAAAACTAAACATAAAGACTAGATTGGTAAAAGTTGGAAACAACGGAACAAATATATCTATTAATATGGCCAAATCAAAAGAAGTTGATTTTACTTTTAGATCGGGCAAACTTGTTTCAAGTCAAACGGGTGGTAAGTGCTTTTTCTCGACCAAAAGCACAAAGACGCTAAAGACTCCTATTGAATTGTGGAACACATCTGATATATCATTTTTGTCTTCAGATTTCTTTATTATGGGAAAGAACTTCAAAACAAACGAAAAAGATGTAATTGTTTCATTAATTCAAAAAGCATGGAATGATAAACCATGGACAGAACTGCGAGTGAAAAGAGAACATGATGACGACATAGTTTCGTTTTCTTCAATCTCGGAGTACAAAACAAAAATTGACATGTTACTTAAATCCTTGAGATAAGTCGTGTTTTTAGAAAAAAATATATGTGATAATTTTTTGTCTCTTTGTACAAAAGACATTGAAGTTTACAAATCGAATTTTAAAATTCATTACTCAAAAAAAAGAGATTCTACAGACATAGAAAAAAAAATCTATGAAACTTATGCTATTCATGATAAATCTTTGTCTACTATATATTATGAATATCAATCTTCGGAATTTAATAAAAAAATACCTAAAGAATTTTATGATTACTACAATTTTGTTGAAGAAAAATGTTATATTAAGATATTGAAAATGCTTCCGGGCAATTTCATGATACCGCATTATGACAATTATTCAGGATTGAAAAACCCCGATGCTGGTGCATCTAGATTGTGGATTTCTTTGACCGAGCCAAAGTTTGGTCATCTTTTAATTATTGACGATAGAGTTTTTCATATGGTCAAACAAGGAACAGTAACTCGTTTTTTTCAAAACGAGTTACATTTTTCAGCAAATCTTGGTTATGAAGATAGATATGTAATGTTAATAACAGGATAATTTTAATTTATAGAAAGTGAGAAAAATATGTTTAAATTATTGACTTTTGTGTTTGCTTTTATGATGTTTTTAATTTCACAACTGGCACTTGCTCAACCTAGAGATCGAACTTTAATTATAGGCATGGATATTTCGGATAGTATCACCTTTGATCCATCTCGTCAAGCAGAAATTACGCCACCACTTACCATCGGTAATGTGTATGAAACTTTAGTTACGGCAACACTATAAATATAGTGTTCTGTCAAGTGTTTGTCAAGAGGAAAATATGAAAACACTTAGATCTTTTTTACGCGAACAGGATAATGAAAGACAAGCAGCTGGCGCATTGTTCTATGCACAGGATACAGGCAAGTATGGTATTGCCAAGAGAAGCAAAGATTGCGATTGTCCACATACATATTCACCAGTAGGCGGATCAGCTGACACGAACGACAAGGATCTCATGGACACAGTCGTTCGTGAAGTTGGCGAAGAGATCGGATGTGAGATCACCAGAGATCAGCTCAAACACATCCATACGGACTATAGTAAACCCAATTTTCAGTATCATACATTTCTATGCACAATTCCAAAACAATCCGAGTTCATGCCAAATCTAAACTATGAAAATGATAGATTTGATTGGTTTGACAAAAATGAAATGCCCAAGAACTTGCATCCGGGCTTTTCGAAGATGCTCAAGGACTCATATCATAATCTTTCTTGACATTTTTATCAAAATAAGTAAAAATGTAAAATAATTTGTAATTAATAGTGAATAGGATAAATATAAATGAGTTTTTTGAATCACAACATTCCAACAATAACTTGCTTCATTAGAAATGAATATCTTTTCAATCATAAGCAAGGTCATGGCGAATATTCTTTTTGTGATGTTCATAGTGTGGCATCTATAGAGCGAAGAGTTCCTTTATTTGAAGCATTTTTAGAAAATGGAGTAAATTGGACTAGACGACCTATAACGGCATTTTGTTGGAAACGTGACGCGCCTATTAGACCTTTACATGAACATGTTTATTGGGATTGTTTTAGCTCATATGTAGATGTTCAGGTGCGAGCTAGATTAAATAGACTTAGGGCTAAACTTGTTACTCCAAGCGGAGAAAAAAGAGAAGGTATATATTTGTTTACTTTAGATTGGGCCTTTGAAAATAAAGCAATGCTAGATACTAATTTTTCTGAGACACCCGAACATAAATGCGGTCATCTATTTCAAATGGATGAAGGTAATTATTACATATATCCTAACAATAGAGTTATTTGGCACGATAACGCTTGGGTTAAAGATCCAATAACTAAAAATCCAGGATACGAAATAGATCTTTCTATCTATTCTGTAGAGAATGCAAATAAAATGCTAACGGACGATAGTTACATGACCGAGTTTAAAAATGTATAGCGACAAGGTAATAGATCATTTTGAGAATCCACGCAACATTGGTTCTCTTGATCCAAAAGATAAATCCGTAGGCACAGGTCTTGTTGGAGCACCCGCTTGTGGAGATGTCATGAAACTGCAAATCAAAGTAGACGAGAACGGAATAATTGATACAGCGGTCTTCAAGACTTTCGGTTGCGGTTCTGCCATAGCAAGTTCAAGTTACATAACAGAATGGCTAAAAGGCATATCTCTTGATCAAGCATCAAAAATAAAAAATACTCAAATTGCACAACATCTTGCACTTCCGCCAGTAAAAATACATTGTAGTGTTTTGGCTGAAGATGCCGTCAAGACAGCAATAGAAAATTATAGAAGTAAAAATGTTCTCTCTAACTCCTAACGCACAAGAATACATTCGCTCCATTTGCAAAGAGCATCAAAAACCAGCAGTCAAGCTACAAGTCAAAGGTGGCGGTTGTTCTGGCTTTGTCTATGACTATCAATTTGTAGATGAACAGCAAATCGAAAAAGATGATTTCATCATAAGCTTGAATGAATACAAATTTGTTGTAGATGGTATGAGTGTTTTTTATGTTGCGGGAACAGAGTTGGATTATGAGCAATCATTGGCAGGTAGTGCTTTGAAACTAAAAAATCCACAACAAAAATCCAGTTGTGGTTGTGGAAAATCATTTAGTGTATAAAGTCTTCGTTCGGCGACAAACCAGAATGTAGTCGTTCGGCGACATGCGACAAGTTGTCATACAGAATTCATGTTGCACCGCACACAAGAATCATATATAGTATGGATGTCGGCTCAATGGTGGGCGACAAGCAATGGAGGCGCACAATGTGGCCCTGGACTCTAGAAGAAAATCAATATCTAACCAAGTTTTTCAATACAAGCGAGAACAAGAAGACTGCTGATGCATTCTCACACAAGATGAAGACTATCACCTTGGATGTCACGGACATGCAGATTGATATGGTCTCAAAGATGTTTGGTCTTGTCAACAAACACACGGACAATCTCTTTGGTCTCTATGAAAACGTGTTCAACAAACAGGTGACTGACTATCGTAATGTTGTTCGCACGATGTGCAAGGAGTAATCAATGAAGTTCTGTATGATAAGAAGAGCTGCAAGCAAGATCAAGGAAATCGCAAAGAAGGTTTTGGAAGCAATCACGAAAGCCAACAAGCGTCGTGCCGAGAGAGCAATCTCGCATGAGATGCGCTACTACTATCAGAGAGAGTATCGCAACGACTTTCTAGACAAGTTTCCATATCGTGCGGTAACTCGCCGCGACTGATAGAAGGGGTGCCAAAAGCACCCCTTTTTGCTAAGTGCTTGATTTCATTCACAAAATTTAGGCCTTGACTTTCGGACACATGGATAGTAGTATGGAAACATGTTTAGGGTATTTGTAGGTAGTAAAAACGAAGCCGTTCGCTTGGTCAAGCAACACAATGCGAAGCATTGGGTCAGTTTGCTTGATCTTGGCGATAGACAATTCTTTCCACCAGGGATGAATGATGTCAATCGGCTTTGGTTGAATTTTGAGGATGTGCTAAGGTCCACCGATCGCGGTGCGCCAACGCGAGATCATGTCCAGAAAATACTGGACTTTACCAAGGATCTCACCGATGGCGTCGTGGTTGTGAACTGCTTTGCTGGTGTTAGCCGCTCGACGGCAGCTGCGCTTGCGATACTGTTCCAACATCATCGCTGTGTGGAGACGGCAGTTGCTGAGCTATTGGATGTGCGTCCGAACGCCTGTCCAAATCCTGTGATTAGCAAACACGCCGACGACATACTAGGCTGCAATGGACGCTTGTTCGACGCAGCCGAGCATATGGCGAAATCGAAGATTCTGGACATACTTCGCTAAGTCATTGAATTGATTGAATAAATTTAGGCCTTGACTTATCGCAGTTATCCACATATACTGAGGATGTAAGTTGATTGATGAGGTAACGATGAATCCGAACAAAGTGCAGTCTTCTTTTGATGAGGCTGTGTCCGATCCGACCCTTTGGGAAGGATACGAGCAGTGGCTTGATGAGCAGGCTAGCATTTCGGACTTTGAACTCTGGCATGAGGAAAACGAATACCAGGGTTGATAAAAAAAGACCTTGACTCAACAAAAAAAGTTTGCTAGAATGCACAAAGAATGAAACGAGACAACTAAATAGAGACATGATGAATACAGAAATAAAACAGAATACTTTCCGCGTCACACTAAAGCCTGAATGGTCAGCCATTCAAGCAGAGAGGTTTGTCTTGTAAGCGAAGTTCCATCTTCGTTACACACAAGACAAGCCCTCCTTCGCGAGGGCTTTTTTGTTGACAAAGTGATGAGTGCCAGATAGTATCTGATACTCGGTAAACGCAACGAGGGCGTGTCCTGCACTAGATTAGGACGAACGGTCGGAACCGAGGATGAAAGTTGCGGCGAGAACGCAGCGAGTAAAATCTGGGTCAAGAAACATCAGAGTAACATCTGATGTTTTCTAGTGTGCATGAGGCGCTACCGCTGACGCGGGCGTGCGGTCGCTACTACGGCGAAACAATTGTTACCAATTTCCTTAGTAGAGGAGAGAGACAATATTTGTTGACCCATGCACACTAGAAAACATCAGAGTATCGCAGAGTGGAGCAGTGGTCAGCTCGCCTGGTTCATACCCAGGAGGACAGCGGTTCGAATCCGTTCTCTGCAACCAAATTGGCATCACTCATGAGGTGATGCCCTAGGATGCTTGTCAATGAAGCCTAGCCAGGTGGAGGCAAGTTAGTTGGGTCGCGCAATCCAATGAAGTCGCAAATGAGCGGTGGCACCGACATTTGTGGAGTCCTAGTGATAATGAGGAAGTGTGGGAGAGTGGTTTAATCCGTCAGTCTTGAAAACTGAAGGGCCTACGGGCTCCGTGAGTTCGAATCTCACCGCTTCCGCCAAATTATGGGGCGTTCGTCTAGAGGCCTAGGATCGCGGGCTTTCAATCCGCTTACAGGGGTTCGAATCCCCTACGCCCTACCAATTTAGTCGCACACAGTCTACAGCGGAGGTACCTGGGATGTGTGGAGCAGAAATGCTTGATCAAATGATCTCGGCTAAGCAAGTTTTGCTAGTTTTTGTAGAAAACTAGCCGTACATGGTCGCGAAAGAAATAGAATGGGTATGTGCCATGGCATCCCATTCACTAATATCTTCATCACTCTGTGCATCCGGCGCGTCCGCGCTGATATGCTGGGGCATATCCTGTCCATGCTGGGCGGGAGGTAGTTCGATTCTACCGATGCACAGAGTCATGAAGATGTTACGGGTCGTTAGCTCAGCGGTAGAGCGTCTGTTTTACACGCAGAATGTCGGCGGTTCAATCCCGTCACGACCCACCAGTTTGGATCCTTAGCTCAATTGGCAGAGCATCTGACTCTTACTCAGAGGGTTCTCGGTTCAAATCCGAGAGGATCCCCCAATAACAATAAAGCGGCTTTATGATCGTGCTTCGGCACACAGACGGTGGGACTGCTGTGGAAAGTGTCCTGAGGCTTCGTGCCTCGCCGAACAAATTGCAAGTGTGGATGTAGTGAAAGCAAGGCCTCGAAAACCTTGTGAGACAACTAGCGCGGCTGGGTGCTGCACTGCCATGTGAATGGAGCTATTGTCAAGTAGCTACTAGCACCACGTACCTCTAACCTGAGCTAGACAGGCGAAATGATCCGGAATGAGAGAGGCCGGATGCTTGCAAACAATTACGGGCCCTTAGTGCTAGTGGGAACACGTCGGTTTTGCATACCGAAGTCGGGAGTTCGACTCTCCCAGGGTCCACCAATTTGACGGCTCACGGATTGCAGTCTGTGAGTGCAGTCGATATGCTCCCATCGTCTAGTGGTCTAGGACATTGCCCTCTCACGGCAAAAACATGGGCTCAAACCCCATTGGGAGTACCAGTTGATGGAGGCTATCGTCTAGTGGTTTAGGATGGCGGATTGTGATTCCGTAGGTGAGGGTTCAATTCCCTCTAGTCTCCCCATCAATCTCTAATGAGATTGTTTTTGAATTTGTATTCCAACAATGGATCATCTTCAAAACGAATTATGCACCATTGCAATTGTTTGATTGCATCTTCAACAGATATATCAAACCATTCGCCATGTGTGCGTTTGTAATTCAATTGCTTGTGTAAAATTTGTTCCAATAATCTGGCCTTGCTTTTGTCAACAAGTTCACGATGTTGGATCGTAAGCTTCTCGCTATGTCCAGTCTGTAGATTGCGGAGTCTTTCTTCGCAATCGTGAGTAATTCCAATCTTGACTGGCGAGTTTTTTGATGATATAATATAAATGTAGTAATTCATATTAGTATTTATTGCCCCTTCGTCTAACGGTAGGACAGCGGCCTTTGACTCCGCTTATTGTGGTTCGAATCCATGAGGGGCAGCATGAGCGCCTAGAAGGTATAAATAGCAATATATAAGACTATTTGTACTTTCTAGGGTCAGCCATACGCTACTGTCGGTGTTGTTGGGAAACACAGATGGACAACACTAGGACGCCGTTCGAATCGGAGCAGTAGCATCTGGAGAATAAACTGTCGAGGAGACAGACTTGTTTGCTAAACAATGGGAGCCCCTAAAAGGGCTTGAGTTTCGAATACTCTGTTCTCCGCCATTTATCAGCGTAGTGTAACGGTAGCACGGCAGCCTCCAAAACTGCTTGTCAGGGTTCGAATCCTTGCGCTGGTGCCAAAATAGTCCTTGACATGCCCAGCATGTCATTGTATACTTCAGATGTTGTTTGACAATTGAATATGCTCCTGTAGCTCAACGGACTAGAGCTGCTCGTTTCTACCGAGAAGGTTGTGGGTTCGAATCCTGCCAGGAGCGCCATTATACTTCCTTCAATTTATTCCCCTGTAGCTCAGCGGTAGTAGCACCTGGCTGTTAACCAGGGTGTCGTTCGTTCGATCCGAACCGGGGGAGCCACTACGCCTGCATGGTCCAAAGGCACAAGACGCCCGTCTCATACGCGGGAAATCCTGGTTCGACTCCATGTGCAGGCACCAATACGGCCCTGTAGTTTAACGGTAGAACACCCGGCTTATACTCGGCATTGTCTCCAGATTAGAGAGCAGTCCAGGTTCGAATCCTGGCGGGGCCACCAAATACGGACTGATAGCTCAATTTGGTTAGAGCGCGCCGCTCATAACGGTGTGGTTCCAGGTTCAAGTCCTGGTCGGTCCACCATTATCCATTAGATGAGCATCAAAATAAAGAAGAAAGGTAATTACCATGATTAATAGATTTTTTGGATGGTTTACAAAAGATTCAAGAATTCTTGTTCGTAATGGACAGAGCATTATTGACAATAATAAGTTCTATAGTATTCGTTTGGCAACGCCAAACCCTGAAACCAAAACATCAAGTATCCTTGATAAGGATACTAATGTAACCAACTTTCCAGAATTATCTGGAAATGATGATGTAACTATTTCTCTTGATTGGCTTCAAGACATCATTGATGGAATTGATAGCTGGGAAAGCATGGATGTGTATGCTCGTTGTCAGCAGGTTACAGATCGCGCCGAGAATGTAGGAGAAGCAATTCTAGTTTCAGTAAATAATCCTACGATTGGTGTACCATATTGCATTATTCAAACCACCGATGGTTTTTATTTCAAAGATACGGTTGATCAAAAGAAAGGTATTGATGTAATCCTAAAGGATGGTAGATGCGTTCGTGTATACCGCGATAGCGACACAGATCTAAAAGAGTGGAAAATTGATGTTGACACTTGACTTTCCAACATCTGATTGTATACTGCTCTTAGTTGTGTAAGAACACAGAATAGCGCCCATATAGCACAGCGGTAGTGCAGCGGTTTTGTAAACCGAAGGTCGGGAGTTCAATCCTCTCTGTGGGCACCATTTCATGCGGATGTAGCTCAGTTGGTCTAGAGTGCCGGCCTGTCACGCCGGAGGCCGCGGGTTCAAGTCCCGTCATTCGCGCCATTATGGGGGTATAGCTCAGTTAGTTTAGAGCGCACACTTGATAAGTGTGAGGTCGTAGGTGCAAATCCTACTATCCCTACCAAATCTAAGCCCACACTAAGACTTATAGGGTGTGATCATGCTGCCAATAAACCTAACGGGCCCTTAGCTCAATTGGCAGAGCAGCATCCTTTTAAGTTGTGGGTTCGGGGTTCGACTCCCCGAGGGCCCTCCATTTATAGTCTCTTAGTATAACTGGACAGAACACTCGGCTACGGACCGAGAGATAAAGGTTCGAATCCTTTAGGGACTACCATTCAACCCGTGTGTAGCGCAGTCTGGCTAGCGCATCTGCTTTGGGAGCAGAGGGTCGTAGGTTCAAATCCTACCACACGGACCACTACAAACCACTAGCAACTTTAATCATGAAAGGAAAGTGTTCTATGAAAATTCATAATCTTAATGGTATGCAAAAGTCGCTATGTGATATTCTATGGGAGCTAGATGATTCTTCGGAATTATATGTATTTCTTGATGGTCTTCCAAAAAGACTTCGTAAAGAGGCCGAGTCTCTTATGCAGATCATGCTATTAAATAGCTTTGACAACACACAGAATGACGAGTATACTGATATGATGAGCAATATTTCAAATAAAGAAGGTCACACTATTCACTAAGTAAATTGAAAGGAGGTAACATGTCTATCGGACTTAGAACGCTCGTACTAAATGCGGACTATCATCCAATATCATTGTTTCCTTTGCACACAATTCCAGTAGAGGATGCGGTGACACGACTGTTCAATGGTACTTGTCAGCTTGTGTATGAGCATGATCGTAAGATCCTCACGCCAACTCTGAACATGAAGTGGCCATCAGTCATTGCCAGGCTTGACACCAAGCGTGTCAAGGAACGTGTAAAGCTTGGTGCGGAAGGTCTGTATTACCGTGATCACGGTCTGTGTGCGTACTGCGAAACTCCTTTGACGCTGAAATGCATCACGTTTGATCACGTTGTTCCAAAGAGCAAGGGTGGTACCTATTCTTGGGACAATCTTGTTTCGGCTTGCAGCACCTGCAATCTACTGAAGGGCGATAGTTCTCCTGTAGGTAAGTGGGCACCAAAGCGTAGGCCTTACAAGCCCAGCTATTACGACCTTCTCGCTGTTCGCAAGAAGTTTCCAATTCAAATCGATGACAAGAGTTGGATTCAGTTCATCGGAGAGTGGAAGGCACCAGTGGTGGTCAAGAACTAGAAATAGTTCTTGACTTACCCAACAAGATATAGTACTATGTGAATAATGAATTCGGGAGCGTTGGTACTATGGTGTGTGTGCCATCCGACTGTAAATCGGATCCCGTGTGGTAAACAATGCTGGTTCGACTCCAGCCGCTCCCACCAAATTGCGTGGTTGGTATATTGATTGTGCCTCGGCCTTCCAAGCCGATGAAACGAGTTTGATTCTCGTACCACGCTCCAGTATTGCGGATGTAGCACAGCGGTAGTGCGTCACGTTGCCAACGTGAATGTCGTGGGTTCGATCCCCATCGTCCGCTCCATTTTTGCCCTTGTATCCCAATTGGCAGAGGAGGCTGACTCAAAATCAGCATGTTGTCGGTTCGACTCCGACCGAGGGCACCAAAACACCGAATGCGACGACCAGTATCGCATTCGGTTAGCACCGAAGTACGTTAGAGTTTGAACGTTTAAAGTGACGTAATGGCATATGAGAGGTCATATGACTCATTAGAACCATCTCCGCTTCGGTGCGAATTTATTATGCTCCTGTAGCCCAACTGGCAGAGGCATTGGTCTTAGGAACCAAGTGTTGTGAGTTCGACTCTCACCGGGAGCACCATTTTGCAGTCGTAGCCCAATTGGCAGAGGCACTACCTTGAGGTGGTAGGTGGTGAGAGTTCAAATCTCTCCGACTGCACCAAATGTTTAATTACTTCTCCAATGTCTTGGGATCTCATCCTGCATTTGAGATTCTATCTCTTGTTTTATCTCTTCGTAATTTTCCGGTTGGTTTGTTTTTTTGAAGTTACTTTTTAGTTCCGAGAAATCAATATCTTCGTAATAAATACGTTGATCAAAAATATGAAGATGATTGACGCTAAAAAGATTTCTTGACAATCTTGATATCAAGATAGAAATATCTTTAGGTATGATTTCTATCACATATTTTTTTTCTTTTTCGTATTTAAAAGTATGAAATTTATCAAGTCTATCTGCAATGTACCAGCTGGCTAATTGAGATACTATATCTTTTCGCATTAATAATATTTTGTATCCATTATTCATTTCACTTAGATAAGGGGACCTAAATTCTAAATCGTGAAACATAAATTTCAATATGTATCTATTTGTATTTTTTTTATAACTCATGTATTCCGTATAATGTTCTAGATAAATTTTATCCGAACTATAGATTTTAAAGTGCCAAGGTTCACGAAATGATTTTATGTTAAGCCATTGTTCCAGCAGCTCAACAAAAGGTGTTGATCCGCATCTGGGCGCAACTCCAATGACAATTATGGGAAATTTGGTGACATTGATATCAATCACAATCCCATTTTCTTTCGTATCTTTGTCGCACTAATGCTTGTGACACTCTGATCAAATGTTTCTTGTTCAATCGTGTAACCGACATCGCGTCCATATGTGATATTGACGATATTTGGTACAGACTGAATGGCATACATGCCTTTATATTGGCAATCCAAATCGCGACGAATACGCTCTTCAATTTCATATAATGAGAATGGATTGTTTTCATCGTGACAATCACGCACCATGATTACAACTTGTCCAGTCTTGGCGATTGCACGTTCAAACAATGCGCGGTGTCCCTTGTGCCAAGGCTGCCATCGTCCTAGCATTTGAACTGTTGGTTTTCTCCAATTGAACTTGGGGCGAATGTTGTTGATGATTGCATTTGCAATGAATGGAGCAAATTTCTTTGCGTCCATTTCAGAAATACGAAAGTCATATTCATAGTGATGTGGTTTTTCAAAGAGAGCATTTGTGTCTTCATAACGACCCTGTTCAATCGTGTCCATCCATATGATCCAGTTTGCATCATATATCTTTCTCATGTCGATCAATGGACAAACAAAATCCACAATGACATGATTGGAATCAGAATCCTTCGCGAGAAGATGCATTCTTTGTGCTTGGCGCAATCTTCCCTCCAAAGAAAAATCCCAATCGTTATGCATCTTGCGTACATCGTCAGCGTTGTACCAAACGGTGCCGCTGTCTTTCATGCATTCAAGAAGTTCTTTTGCTAATGTTGTTTTTCCAGAACCCGGAAGACCCATGATCAGAATTCGATTTGACATTATATACTCCACATGATATGATCAACTATATATGAGCGTGTGACCCGAATGGTTAGGGACCTGACTGCAACTCAGGTATATTTAGGTTCGACTCCTATCACGCTCTCCAAATCTGCAGGGACCATAGCTCAGAGGTAGAGCATCTGCTCGACACGCAGAGGGTCGTAGGTTCAAATCCTACTGGTCCCACCATTCGTCCTCATAGTACAATGGCCAGTACATCGCTTTGGTAAAGCGAAGATAGCAGTTCAATTCTGCTTGAGGGCACCATCATATAAATAATAAAAAATTATGGGAGTCACAGTATGCAAACGTATATACAAACTAATACTGCAGAACAATATGATGAAGGTCTTCGCTCATATATGATGGGTGTCTACAATCATATGATGGTTGCATTGCTTGTCACAGGACTTACATCATATATCTCTGCGCCCTTTCTAAAATCACTAATTGGAACATCATGGTGGTTCATTTTTGCACTCATGCCGCTCGCATTTGTTTTGGTTCTATCTTTTGGTATGCATAAAATTTCAGCGGGCATGGCTAAGACTTTATTCTATACATACGCAATCTCTATGGGGCTTAGTTTGAGTTCCATATTCATGCTATTCACCACAGCAAGCATCGCAAAAGTATTTTTTATAACATCTGCAACATTTACTGCGGCTAGTTTATATGGATATACAACCAAGAAAGACTTGACAAGTATGGGATCATTTCTATTCATGGGAATGATTGGACTATTGATCGCAAGTGTTGTCAATATTTTTTTGGCAAGTTCAATGATGTCTTGGATTATATCTATTGTTGGTGTTCTAGTCTTCACGCTGATGACTGCTTTTGATAGTCAAAAGCTAAAAGAAGAATATCTTAGCGGTGGAGAAGTTTATGGATTCGATTCTCAGGAAAAGAGTTCAATCTTCGGTGCACTATCGCTGTATCTAAATTTTGTCGTTATTTTCCAGTACCTACTAAACCTTATTGGCCAAAAGGATGAATGACTCTTGACACTATAACAAAACTGCTATATACTATACATGCTAGTGTTTTCTAGCGATTTCAAAGGAGAAGTAAATGATGAAGTATCTTTCTGCACTTGCGGGCGCCATGATGGCAACCACCGCTATGGCTGGTGATCTTTATGTTGCTGGTAGCGTTGGAACACATGCTACTGGATCAGGTGATGCTGTTGTTGGCGTTGCTCTTGGCATGGAGACACACAAGAATCTGCGCGTCGAGGCTGCATATGAATATGATGTAGCAAACAAGGGTAACAGGCTTTTTGCTCATGCTCTTCCTCAGACTCAGATTCCAGGCACTGCTCTGACACCATATGTTCTTGTTGGTGTTGGTGTTGATCTTGAGTCACTTGATTCAAGATCAATGTATGCTCTTGGTGGCGGCGTTCGCGTCGAGTTGACCAAGTCAACTGATCTTGATCTTCGTTATCGTCGTGTTGATAATACCGATAACACAGACAAGCGTGAAGTCGTTTCTGCAGGCATTAGCGTAAAGTTCTGATTTGGTGAGGTGACATGGGTAATCCATGTCACCTTTTTTTTATGCGAAATTTAATATATCAAGTAAACATAATTCAAGGTGAGGATACATATGCTGATTGTATAAAATCAGTTGCAGCATATTGTAAAAAATATAATATTGAGCATATTGTTCAAACTGAACCTCTGTTAAAAATAAAACCAAAAACAAATTATAGAAATCGAAAATATTTTGAATACGACGAGAAGATAAGAAAATATCATAGATTTCATACAGTGCATGTTCCGTATCTGTTGATATACGAGAAAGAAAATGCATTTGATTTACTTCATAGTTATGACAATATTTGTATTTTGGATAGAGATATCTTGATACGTCATTTTGCTCCAAATATTTTTGATGAAATAGAAGACTATGAATTTGCCGGAGTATTAGAAAATGATATTCCTGTTTTGCCAGGAAAGATAAGTGATTTTTTTTCTCGATCAAGAAAAAGATTAAGCATTCAACAGTTTTATCCATTAAAAGATGAGGCTGATTTCAAGTGGACAATGAATGGCGCATCATATTATAACTGTGGAATGATGCTGCTATCTAACAAGATAAAAAAACACTTTGAAAAAGAAAATGCTAGACACTTTTTAGATAGAAAAGAATTTGAAAGATTCATAGAGGGTGAAAATTCTTGGTATCTAAGTACCGAACAAACCCTCATCAATTTTTGGTTAAGAAAATATAAGATTAAAACAAAAGACTTGAGTTGGAAATGGAATGCACTCTATGGAATTCTAGATATGAAAACCATAAACGAAGCATTTTTTGTGCATTTTTTTCAGGACATGAAATACTTGCCTGGTAAAAACATATATGAATCGGAATTAAAAGATCTAAAATGAAAAATTTAATATATCAATACAATTTTGACAACGACAATATAGTAACTGATTATTGTATTGGTAGCGTTAAAAAATATTGTGCAAGACATGAAATTGATTACTTTTGTCAGAAAGATCCAATTTTATATGTAAAGGAAAAGGAATCAAACTCAAATGACACCGGCCGGGCGGCGTGGAGGCCGCCGGAAAGAGGATTCATAGCCGAATTTGAGAAATTCAATTGCTTTTCAATGATTGATTACGATAACGTTTGCTTTATTGATTCAAATGTTTTTATGAAAAGCGAATCCGAAAATATTTTTGACACTATAAAAAATATACCAGATTATGAGATTGGTATGGTCCATGTTTTTGATCAACCATACGTTAATCGGAAAAATATAAAATACTTTGTGTCAAAAATTGTAAATAATTATCTTGGATTAAGAGATGATGTTTTTCTACCCATAAAAAAAATTCATGACTCAAGCATCATTGACATTGCGTTGGATGATGTTTTTGTCTTTAGTAAAAAAACCATGAAAAAATATTTTGAAAATGTCAAAATTTATGATTGGATTAGGCAGGAAGATTTTGTAAAGTTTACTAAACTTTTGACATATGGAAACGCATCAACACAAGTAATGTTAAACTATTGGTGTTGGAAAAATAACATACATATAAATCGTTTGAATTGGAATTGGAATCTAAATTTCATAGAAAAAAATGTTGAACAAGCAATAGAACATTCAGATAAAGCATATTTTTTTAGTTTTAAGTCAAAAATGGAATCTCGCGACTTTGGTTATCATTTGGCAACAAATATCGACACAGGACAAAATGAGCATAACAACAACTTTACAACACGACTAACCTTTTTAAGAAATCTAATAGAGAGCATTGACAAGCCATCAAAAAAAGAAATGGACAATTTGAAATTTTCACATGAAACAATCGAGAAGATAAAACAAAAAGCAATCTCAATTGCAAACGTGCATGATGAAAATGCAAGTTTTCAATCTAGTGATGTTGGATTCATAATTCATCAACTACTAAAAGTAATTCGTCAATTACAAAGAGAAAATATATGAAAGGGTATTTAACTCTTGCACATTCCGAAAATGAACAAGAGCCTGGAGGTAGTTTAGTACATCAGATCTCATGGAGAAATATTGAATATCTAAAAAAACTGGAAGGAAGACATTCAGTAGCAGGACTAATACGAGACTACAAAAAAGTAGACTACATACAAATGGCCTACTTGCAATGTCTTAGTCAAAAGATAAACAATCCCGAGTATCCTTTTGCTGTTATTACTGATGGGAATAGTTTTGATAGACAACCTAAAAAAATACAGGATGCCTTTGATAAGGTAATCTTTCTTGAAAAAAACAGGACTATAGACAAAAAAAGAATAGACTGGCAACTATATGATCTAACTCCCTTTGACGAAACAATTAAAGCTGAATCGGACTTGATTTACACGACGAACATGAAAGATTGGTGGAATGTTCTTACCCAGTATGATGTTGCATTTGGTATGGGTGCACGAGATTACACAGGTAATCTTTCAAAAGTTAGAAAATATAGAAAAGAGTTTGATGAAGCATTTGTTCCTGATGTTTATACGGGTTTGATGTTTTGGAAAAAAACAGAAAGAGCCAAAAACTATTTTGATCTTACAAGAAAAATATACCAAAATTGGGATAGCATACAGAAAAAATTAAATACAAGAGATCCATGTAGCAATGATTTTGTTTTTGGTCTTGCTGCCAAGATGTTTCCAGATGCGACAAATCATATAGATTTTTTCAATCTTGTTCACATGAAACCTGCAATTAATCACATACAAGAACACGAAAAATGGTTTGAAAAATTTTCATGTGTGATTAATCCACCAGACATAGTGATCAACAACATAAAACAAAAATATCCTATTCACTATTTTGAAAAAGATTGGATTACAGATGAATTGATAGAAAAATATGAGACATCACTATCATTGAAAAAGATTTCTATCCTTACTTAACCAAATGTTATCCAATTCAACAAAATCATTTATCTTATTTACAAACAAAGAATTTTTTTGTGCAAATAGCATACCTTCATTCGCACCCATCCAAATCATGTCATCCCATGAGTTGATCCATTTGCTAATTCTAGAATAATCTTTTCTAAAATTATATGTGGGAACTGAATATATTTTAACAACCTCACGAAAAGCCGATCTCCATTTGTGTTTAGGACTAGACATTCGTATTTCACTAACTATCTCAGTATTTGTCATCACGTAGTGAACGACATTTTTGTTTAAAGTTGTTTTTTTTAAACTAACTTTTATCATATTGTCGCCAGGCAAATTGCTAGGCAAATTATGTTCCTCATCCTCTTCATTTTTTTGAAGATATAAACTTTTGTCCCATAACTTTATGCTAGCATTTCCAGAAGCATCTTTAATAAAAGGATTCCAGGTTCTCCAGAATTGAATGTGTTTAGATGTTCCTTTTACTTCAGGAATCGG